TATCGCGAGCGATGACACTTCAGTCAACGCTGTTCAACTCTCATTGACAAATCCAAATTCGTTCAACGAGTTAGGTAACAAAGAGAGCTTCTCTCTTGTTTCTCCGATCTGGCAACTGATTGCGAGTGTGTTTGTGAAGTACCGCGTTAAACGCTGTGTATTTCACTACATGCCACAGTCAGCTGCGACCGAAGAGGGACGGATGGTCTTCGCTTTTGCGGCGGATGCTGTCCACCCATTGATCTGGCGCAAACAAATGCGCTCCCAAGAGCTTCTTGCCCTTGGTGACTCCGTAGCCTTTATGGCCTGGAAGTCATGGTCAATGGACGTTTCACACCGCTTGGCGGACACCGAGTACTACACGTACGCCTTCCCTGAGGAAGGTGCAGGTGCAGGATCGTTTGTCGAACGACTTAACGATTTCGGTGTTCTGGGCTGTGTCACCTCTGGTGTCCTCGGTTCCGGTACGGTTCCAAAGAAGGCAGGTGTACTCTACATGGAGACTGTCGTCGAGTTTGATGAATTCTGTCCGATCACAAATGATCGGTTGGAACAACCAACACCCGTCGGCCCCATAGAAAAGTATATGGCTGCCACCGTTAACACTGTGTCAAATAGTATCACAACATTTGTTGAAGATCTTGACACGGCCGGCATCGTCGGTGAAGTGGTAGGTTCAACTTTGAAGTTGCTTCTACCGGACGGAGTGTGGGAGTGGTCCGCTCCCCTCCTCCAGTCGATGGTCAGTTCGACGGTTGATACCGTCGCCGCCAGCACGCTCGGTTGGGCCATTTCCAATGGTTCCCAATACCTCGACATTGCTGGTCAGTCGACTACGGCGACAAGAGAGATCCCCCTTCAGCTGAAGTATCTGGGTCCATCCGACAGCGGTTTAGCCGCCGGATTGCGAACACACTTCAAGAAGGTTCGTGACGATACCGCCGCACAGGCCGGTTTCGTCAAGATCTAAGATCACGGACAGGTAGCAGGATCTAACCCATCCGACGAGTCTAGGCGACTCGTCCCTATGTCAGCTAGAAGGCGCGCCCATTGCGCGTGCTTCGGTCGTGCCGATGACAAGGACGACGGCAGGTCTCATAAACGCGAGATCGCGCTCCGACGAAGGCCATCCTTCTGGAGCTGTCTTCCAATCTAAACCCCTTGAACAATATAGTTCGGGTTCTTGTAAAGTGTGCGGGTGCAAAACCGCATTCACCTACAAGATTCGGTGGTATTTTGGGAACAGTCTCCAGGACGGTGGCCTCGAAGGGAGCTTCCGCCTATCATGGTCGAGTGGTACTCGACGTAGACGGAAACCGTGAGACTCACCGTGGTGGTGAGCAGGTGTGGGGTTGGCGCTGCGATACAGCCAACAGGGCCCTTGGGAGCCTTAAACAAATCCTAGGAATTCAGATCCAAACAATCTGTCTTAGCCTCAACCAGGCACAACACCCTCGATGAAGAGTTCACTTCATCGGTACACGTTCAGGTTGATCAATCCAAGATCGGACTTACCCTGAGATAGAACCCTAGAGGGCTTCAGACTGGTTTGGAAAACCTATAGTCTGTCGACTCCTT